TATCTTGCAGTGCGCCCACGCTGGCGGCGCGCTGGTTTTTGAACCACCATGTTGTTTGCGTTGGGGCGAATCCAAATCCCACGCAGCGCCGAGAGCGCGAGCTCTGGCGACCATCGCCAATGGAATTTCGTGATCATTCATCGACGCAAGGGGGTGCTGTCCACCTTGCTCGTCGAAAAACCCGAGATTCTGCGTCAAGAATAAACGCATCGTCGTCGGCGGCGGTGCAACCAGCTTGACGACGACACCCGGCTTGCTTGGAGCGCGTTCGCGGCCTTCAAGAACGGCCAGCGCGGCGCCGCGCAAGTCGGGGATTGAAACGGACAGCGCCAGCTCGGCTTCATTGGCAGCGTTCGCAAGAAACTCGCTGATGCCGCTCGCTTCGACCCTGAAACCTGCGTACTTCCGCAGATCACCCGCGAGCGTGCGCGTTGCGGCCAGCCATGGGGCGAGCTGCTTTTCGATATGCTCGACGTCGGCATAAATCGTGTCGGCTGCCGCCGTGCGCTGCTTTTTGGTTTCTTCGTCAGCCAGCTCGCGCTCGGCTTGGACGACGCGATCGGCCTGCGTTTCGATGGCGGTATTGAGACTGGCGACCAACGAACGTCCGCTGTCGACCTTGGCCTGCAGGTTGCCGGTAGTCTTTTCATCACTGTCATCGCCGTCGAGAAGGTGCGCCTGCAATGCAGCCATTGCCTTTTGCAGCGATAATTTTGCCGCCTCGCGCTGGCTTTCCAGCCGCGACATTTTGGTTTTCAAAAGGCCGATGCTTTCGCCAAACTTCTGCATGATATTTACCAATCTGTTTGCCATGGGGTATCCTAACAGCCGTTAGCGGCCACGTCCCGATGGTCAATTCCCGCTTTTATGGGAAAGCAACTTCTGAGCCTTGGTGCGATCCTTTTTTCGAGGTTCGGCGTTTCTGACCTTGATCTGTTCAAACCGCGCTTCGTCGAACCGGTCTGGATAATCAGCGCGGAGTGCGTCGGAGTCGACGTAAAGGGTGCCGGCGACCGGTTTCAGATCAGATCGGTTGTATAGCCTGTTTTCGTCGACATCGCCGAGCACATGGCAAGCCTGTGCGACCGTTAGTGCCTTAGCTCTGTCGAACATCGTGAGCGGGACTGGCACCTGCCCGGCGATCACGATTGCCGTCAGGGTAGCGATTTGATCAGCCATACTGCGCATGAACGCCCGATCTTCCTGTCTGGCCTCAAGCAGCTCTCGCATCACTCGTTTCGCCGGATGTTCCGACCGCGGCGCCAGCGATCGCGATCGTGATGGCTTTGCTTCAGCTTTTGGTTTTTGCTTTTTCACTGTCATGTCCAGGTTTTTATCCATTTGGATTAAACCAGTTGCCGCGAACCCGGCCGTTATGGATCCAGCCCGGCGGGCGTATTCCGGCCTGCTGCGGCTGTCTCGAGGTGGAATAGATTTTGTGTAATTGGTCAGGATCGGCCTGGGGCCTAGCCTGGTCGAAAATGACCGGACCGCCCTCTGGCGGATTCTCGTCGTCCAGCTCGATTGGTGGTGTCGGTGGTGTTGTCGGCCTGGGGACGATGGCCTGGATGCGAGTTGCGTGCCGCGCGGCCAGACAATAGACCGCGGTGTCGAGCGCTTCGTTATGCTTGCCGTTGGGCAAGACCCAAATGCGGTATGGCCGGCCTTCTTTGTATCTCGTTTGCACGGCCTCGGATGTGAGCTGCGCGAAATACTCCGGATCAAAAGCGCCGCCAACCGGGAAGTGAACATAGCCGGGACCGGGCTTCTCAAGTCTCAGCCGGGAATAAATCACGTCCTTGGCGGTATCAACGCCGCACATGAATATTTGGCTATTGTCCTTGGTTCGGCTCGATCGCGGCGGCCATATCGGCTTTGGCCCGCTCACACCCTTGATCGGCAGCACATTGAGGCCTCGGCGCGTGCGGCAATACGTCAGGACCGCGTGTTGATGATGGCCGCCAGTATCAACGCAGCTGACACGGACCCGCAGTTCGCGGCCGGTGTCGGTGCGGTAGATGTCCTTGAGCACCGCGTCGAGCAATTGCCAGACGTATTCCTGAGTCGGATCGCCCGGCAACACCTCGTAGCGAACCGCATACATCTCTTCAAACGGCCCGAAGCCAATGATCTGCACCTCAAGCCGATCGCCCTGCACGTCGATGCCGGCGGTCAGCAGTTGCACCTCGTCGGGGATCGACTGCGAACCATAGGCTTCGCCCCGACGAAGCAACGATGCGCCCTCGACCGTCTCCTGTTCGCTTTTAAATGGTTCGCCCAACACGGTATTGCTCCACACCTGCAAAAGTTCGCGATTTTTTCGCGCCGCTAAAAACTCCCTAACGACATCAGCCATTGAAATCCACGGCGACAAAAGACCAGTAATGTGAAAGCCGGCTATGCCGATGACATCATGATTTGTCGCAACCCATCGGCCCCTGGCGACGGCGTCGTGGCGTTCGATGTCGGTCCATACCGAGCCGCAACCTTCGCAGATGTAATGCGCGGTATGCGGCAGGTGCTGGCCGGTTTCTGTCTTGTCCCAGCGAACATTGGACCAGGCCAGCCGCTGCTCATGACCGCAATCAAAGCACGGCACCAGATAATGACGCTGGTCGCTTGCTAGCCACTCGCGCCAAATGACGGATGTTTCCATAATCGTTGGCGTCGAGCCGAGTAGCGTTTTTCGGTTCCAGAATGTCCCCTGTCGTTTTGACGCCAGCGCCAGCGGATCGCCCTCGGAGCCTGCCGACAACGGGAAGCGATCAACTTCGTCGGCGATGACGATGCGCACAGGACGCGACGCCAGGCCGGCCGGCGAGTTGGCGCCGACGATTGCAAGACGGCCGCCGGTGAAGACTTTTTGCCGCAGCGTGTTGCCGGTATCCCGTGTAAGCGGCGACTTCACCTTGCCGGCCAGGCACGGCGTATCACGCAACATTGGTGAGAGCCGATCTTTCGACCAGGCTTCGGCCATTTCAACGGTCGGCTGAATGACCAAGATCGGCGCCGGATCTTGATCGACGAAAAAGCCCAAAACGTTATTCACGCACTCGGTGTATCCGACCTGCGATCCCTTCGCGACGACCACGCGCGTGATAATTGGATCGCTGAGGGAATCCATAATTCCTCTAAGGTACTCGGCGCGTGATGTTTCCCATGCGCCTGGTTCGGCGGATGCTTCCGGCGATAGCCGCCGCTCGCGATCAGCCCATTCGCTGACGGTCAGCGTTGGTGGAGGGGCCAGCGCTGCCAGGGTGCGGTTGATGATAAGCTGAAGCGCTGGCGGGTAGCGTCCCGGCTCAGTGCGACGGTGTTTTGGCAAGTGCTGTGAGCGCGGCATGGAGTTCTTTCTGCATCAGCGTTTCGGCCTCGGTGGCCGTCTTACATACGATAACCCGTGGAGCGATTTTCTTTGGCACAGCCAGGATGCGCGTGCGAATATTGCCGGCCGTTGCAATCCAAGCCGCATCGATGTCGCTGGCAGGCACCAGATCACCAGCTTCGACGCATGCGTCACGTTCGGCCTTGTCCGCTTTCGCCCGCGCCAACCGTGAACGCTCGACGGTCAAGTTTGCGACATCATCGCCGCCTGCCGTCACACGCTTGTGCTGGATATAGGCTTGAACGCATGCCGCCAGATTAAACTCGCCGCGGTTAGCGCGCGGAAGCACGCCATCCGTCGCAAGATTGGCAATCGACGCACGCGAAATCCCGATAATTTGACCGAGAACAGCAGCGTTTACGACGGCATCGGCGACGGACTTCGTTTTCATTTTAATCCCCTAAAAATGTAGCTGTGTTGCGATGTAACCCGAAGGCGTGCGCTTCCCTCACGGAGGGTAACCCTCGGAAGAACCTTTTGCGTAATAGAAACAATCACTTAGCGGCCCTTCCTTGCAGCCCATTCCATGACGATGGTGACCGCTCACTGGAAACGTTTCCAGTATGATCGCGCGTTCTTCGAGGGGTTCCGGCGCAAGTTGCGGCAAAACCTCAGGGCGGAAGGCCGGCAGGTGCAAGACGCCGATGATTCGATTTGGCGGCTGTGTCCCACCAGCAACAGGTGGCGCAGCTTGTGCCACCTTGCAGGGGCTTGGCTGGCTTGGTGCCGGCCGACTTCGGATGGCCGAGCGTCTAAGGCACAATGGCGCAATTCCCTTCATGGGTTGCCACGTGCGGCCATCAATACGGCGTCGAGCCACAGCGCTTTCGGGACGTGGGTGCAACCATGTGCCGAATAGGAGCTTAGCGCGATTTCAACGGACGGCTTGTGGTCGAGATCGATGCCATGCTCGATCAGCCGGCGCGCATCATCGCACAAATCCAGGTCCATGCCGTGGAGGACCATGTTGCTTTCCGTGATATCCAGCAAATCGTAAATCGCTGCCATCGTCGCTTTTGAACATCCGAACTCGCCACCAAGTGCGTCTTGAACTACGTGCATTTTCAATTCCTCATTCCATTCTGCCGGCGTCCGGCCGGTGCGGTGTTCCTGTAAGGTTTTTGGTCGCCAGCGAGTCGTCGACGGGGCGGTAGAGTCCATGAAGTGGTGGCCTCGATTTTGATCCGTCCGGCTTTGAACAGCCGGATCTGAGCGGCTTCGAATGTCGCGTTTTTTCAAGCCCGCGGCCTTGGCGTCGCCCTCCTTCAGTGCAAGCGAGCACGCAACGATAGCGATAGCGCCAGCGGAGCGAAGTTGCGGGTGAAGCGGGGTGTTCTGGGATGCGCGCGAGGGGGCGCAACCATCGCCACACACTCCTTAGGAAGAGGTTGCGCGGTTGCGCTTTGGGTCTGACGGCTGCTAAGTGCGCAACCATATTTGGAAGGTTGCGCTTTGGTTGCGCTGGTTGCGGTGTTTGTCATCGGAGCCAAACCCATCGCTTGTCGAAACCGATCTTCTCCCTGGCGCGCAGCTGGCTGAGCGACTTGGAAAACATTGATCGCCATGAATTGTCCTGCAGCGCTTCCTGCCAAG